GGACATTCAAGATGTCATTACCGACCAAAGCAATTGATAGATTATTCGAGCGTTTAATGCTTACCTACGGCAACGAATGGACAATGAAGTTTGAGGGCATAGACATGAATGGTGTTAAATCAATGTGGGCGCACGAACTTTCATCATTTGCGGACAACCTTAAAATTCTTGGTTGGGCTTTGGAAAACTTGCCAGCAAAATGCCCGAACGTTATAGAATTTAAAAACTTATGTAGACAAGCACCGAAGCCTGATACAAAGATGCTAGACGTTGACAAAGCGCCCACACACATCGTAGATGCACAAATTGCGGAGATGGTGCGCGTGGTAACAGAGCAAACAAACCAAAATGACAACAAGCGTGATTACAAAGCGTGGGCTAAAAAGCTCAAGGCTCGGCACGATTCAGGCGAGAAGCTAGAGATATTTCAAGTACGCTCGTACAAAGTTGCGCTTGGCATAACGGAGAAATACTAATGGAGACAAAACAAATCGGTGGCACTCATTACAAATCAGATATTGAATGTTGGGATTACATCATCGCAAACCAGTTGGGCTACTTAGAGGGTAACGTCATTAAGTACGTTACCCGCCACAAAAGCAAGGGCGGGCGTGCGGACATACTGAAGGCAATTCATTACCTTGAGAAAATACTTGAGGTTGAGTATGTGGTGGAGAAATGAACAAAATTGAATTTGGTGATTGCCGAGCAATTATGAACGAATGGGCGGAAAAAGGTATTAAGGCTCAAACTTGCATAACTAGCCCACCTTACTATGGCTTGCGTGATTATGGACACGATGGACAAATAGGATTGGAAGAAACGCCAGAGCAGTACATACAGGTAATGGTTGAAGTATTTAGATCTGTGCGTAATGTCTTGGCTGATGATGGTACTGTGTGGTTAAACATTGGCGATAGTTATGCCAGTTATAGAGATGGCAAAGCAACTCCCGATACAACCAGAGGCAACAATGACGGCACTTTAGTACCAAAAGGTAGCGCACGCAACAGAATGGCATCAACGTTTAATAACTCAAATATTAAACATAAAGACCTAATCGGCATACCATGGTTACTAGCATTTGCCTTGCGTGCTGATGGTTGGTATTTGCGTCAAGACATTATTTGGCATAAACCTAACCCAATGCCTGAAAGCGTGCAAGACAGGTGCACAAAAGCCCATGAGTACATTTTCTTACTGTCCAAGTCATCTAAGTACTACTTTGACAATGAAGCGATTAAAACGCCCGTAAAGCAAGACTGGGGTACGCGTGACAGAACAAATGGTAAATACCACAATGAAGGCTCTGGGTTGCAACCACATGGCGGATTAGAAAAGTCATATGAAACAGCTAACAAGCGGTCTGTCTGGTCTGTTAACACGAAGTCATTTAAAGGGGCGCACTTTGCTACATACCCACCTGAGTTAATAACACCTTGCGTGTTAGCGGGGAGCAAAGAGGGTGACATAGTACTTGACCCGTTTATGGGTAGCGGTACAACTGCTATGGTAGCCAAGCAAAACAATAGGCAATACCTTGGGTGTGAGCTTAACGTTGAATACAAAACGTTGCAAGACGAGCGTATAAACAGTCTTGGTAATTTATTTTAAGGTGCGGGCATGAAAGAAAAAGTTTACTTTAATATTGTTGATAGACTAATCGTATGTAGGGAATGCAACACGCAAGAGTGTGTCAATTTCCCGATTGATACGAAGCTAGTGCAAGCCCAGTTTGATCTATTTGCGCGTAATCACATAGGGTGCGTGCGTAACCTGTACCGACCACTGGCTGATTGATTACAATGAGGCATGATATTTCAGATAACTAAAGAGCATATAGAGCAGGAAAGTCTTGCGTACACGCAGGTTGGCTATTGGTGTTACATATCACCTCAATCAAAGGTATGGCACATAAGACCTACAAAAGATGAAGTAGTAACTATTAAACAACTATTGGAACACCCATAAAAAAGCCATATAATCTAGCAAAAGGATAAAACATGAAAATAGAACAGCGGAAAACACAAGAATTAATACCTTATGTAAACAATGCTCGCACACACTCTGACGAGCAAGTTGCACAAATTGCTGCAAGCATTAAGGAATTTGGTTGGACTAACCCGATTTTGGTAGACGGCACAAACGGCATCATAGCTGGCCATGGCAGGCTTATGGCGGCACGCAAGTTAGGCATGGACAAAGTACCAGTCATAGAGTTATCGCACCTGTCAGAGGCACAGAAAAAAGCCTTGATAATTGCAGACAATAAGCTGGCTTTAAATGCTGAATGGGACAAAGAATTATTGTCATTAGAGATGATTGAATTAAAAGAATTAAATTTTGACTTACATTTATTGGCTTTTGATGAATCAGAATTTTCAGTTTACCAACCAAATTACGATGTATTAAACGGTGAAAACGTTGACGAACAAATTGATGGCATGGCGTCAGGTGTTAAAAAGGCAATACAAATAGAATTTGACCCTGAAGATTATGAGCAAGCTCAAGAAATAGTTAAATTTTGGCGCAAGCAAGGTGCTTATGTAGGAAAAATGATTTTAGATTATTTAATTTATCAAAAAAAATCAATATGAAAGTATTTACTTTTTTTTACAATCGATACTCTAACGCAACAACAAGCAAAGCATTATATGAGAATGGAATTAACCATAACGTTCTTATACACACAGCAACAGATTACGATAAATTTAGAATTGGCAACACTTTGCATGGAAATGCAATTGTGACTGGCAATGGCAAAGGTCTTGCTTATCAAAGAAACTCTGCTCTAGATATGTTAGATAAAGGCGAATGGGGTGTTTTTATGTGTGACGATTTCAAAAGAATTGGGTCTTTGCCTTTTGAATGGATACAAAGCAATCGGAAAGAAATACCTATAACTTTTCAAAATCAAAATAATTTTAGGATAAGCAAACATCAAAAACCAACAATTAAAGAAATGTTTAGCCTATTCCCTATGTTGATTGACATAGCAGAAAGGAATAACATTTATTTAATTGGTTTTGGCTTACACGATAACCCACAAAATTTAAAGAAAAAATTTACACATAAAGGTTTAGCAGATGGTAGATTTTGGCTAATAAAAAAGTCTAATTATAATTTTGACTTAAAAGCTCAATTGATTGATGACGTAGCATGGACAGCCGAAAACCTTGTAAGGCATAAAAATGTTTTAATTTTAAATTGGTTAGTACCTTATTTTGAAAGATATACGGCTGGTGGCTTTGGTACGACTGAAGAAAGAAAAGATTTAAGGCGCAAAGAATGTGCTTATCTTGCTAATAAATACAACCCATTAGTAAAAATAGCAAAAAAACCGGGTTGGGATTACGGTACTCACATACGTTTATACGGAACAGACAATAATATAAACATTTGTAGAAAAAACAAAGGTTACTTATGAAACGCTTACAATTGCAAAAAGTTGAACATAATGTAAAAATTGGTGATGTTTGCGGTGATATAGAACCAAATATTACTGAAGACACTATTTTTTTAGATAACGATGAAGTTGTAGGTTTTTATCTTAGCAACATTACTGGCAAACTTGCTGAATATATAGCCATTGCAGACGCTGAATTATTAAGCGACAGAGTGCCTAAACAAGAAATGAGCCGAGGACCACAAGGGAATAAACAACAAAAATTAGAAAGAGAGTTAACAGGTAAAATAATTGTTACTCAATACAGCACTATTTTAGGTTCAGTTCCACCTAAACCACATATGAAACGTGATTACCCGACCATATCAAGCGTTCATAGAGTGCAATCAGCTAGAACATTTATTAAAGCTATGTTATTAGCCTGTAGAGAAGCTGAGAATATAATTAAAGATATAGCACCAACAATTTACGATAAACAACTAAAAATAATCAATAACAATGTGCCACCTAAATTTCGATTTGGCAAACTTTTCACTAGTAGCATTAGCAATTTTAATATAGCTGCTAACTTTCACCGAGATGCCGGGAACCTAGAAGGTTGTGTAAATGTGATTATTGCCAAAAAGCGTAACGCTAAAGGTGGTAACACTACAGTACCTGATTACGGTGCTACTGTAGACAGTAAAGATAACTCTATGTTAGTTTACCCAGCATGGCGCAATGTACATGGTGTAACGCCTATAAGACCAATAACACCTGATGGTTATAGGAACAGCTTAGTGTTTTACCCATTAAAAGCGTTCAACACATATTGGGATACTCCTTAATGCCGACCGTACCCACAGCTACCGTATGTAGCACACTAGGTTGTAAGAACACTAAAGCCCGATTCAGTAGCCTATGCACCGAACACGGAGGGCGTGACACCTTTGACCACAAGAGATATAACAACACTAAAGGCAGGAAAGAAGCAGGCATCATGTATGGCTCTACACAATGGCGGCAACTTAGGCAGATACAGCTAAGTAAGCACCCTATATGCGCATCGTGCGCTACAGAGGCTGTAATCACCCCTGCGTGCCATATAGATCATGTATTCCCATG